TGATGAAGCAGATATAGCTGTTGATGAGTCAGCTATAGCTCCAGATCTAAATAGATAAGCACTACCTGATATTACTTGATATTTATCGTATTTTAACCCGTAATCAATGGCCATATTAGGGGGTTATTATAATATTACAAAATTTAAAATAGCTGTGCCTGAAAACTCACTAGTTGATAAATTACTTATTTTAAAATTAAAAGCACCATTACTTATTTTATAGGCTCTTACTGTTAGCTCTGCTTCTTGTACCGATGCTAATACTATAGAATTAACTTTACATGAACTATTGTTTACAGTAAATTCTACTGATTTTGATTCTACACCAGTATCACCTATACCACTAATTGCAGGAATACCTGCTATTTGTATAGTAGAATTAAAAGTATTAAATGTTAGAGGAGTTCCTTCTTCATAAGTAACACTTGTTGCTGTTGTTTTTGATAACGTAACTGAATCAAAAGTAACAGCAGAAGTTGTTGTAACATTTTGATTCATATCGTACAATTCATTAGCACCTTGTCCTGTGTTAACTGTAGTAAATACAACTGCATCTGTAGTTCTAACATTTTGATCCATTAAATGAACTTCAGTAGCTCCTTGACCTGTATTTATAGTAGTAAATGTTCCTGTTCCTGTAGATGTAATTCCTGTTGTAGTTACAGCTCCTATAATACCTCCAGTTGCAGTAATAGTTCCACTTGCTGTTATATTACCTCCTAATAAATTTATTTCTGATCCCCCTACTATTAAACCTGAACAAGAAATATGCCCACTTGCACTAATAATACTTGCTGTTACTGATGATTGAAATGTTGTTTGATCTCTAACTGTTATAAGACTACTAGTACTTGATATATGACTAAATGAACCTGATAATCCTGCTATTTTTCCACCTGCACTTATATCACCTGATGAGCTTATTGCGCTTGCACTTACATATCCTACAGCTTGTATATTTCCTGAAGATGATATATAAGTAGAGGCATCTAATTTAGAAGCACTTATTGTTCCTGTTATTATTTGGGTTCCTGTTTCAGATAAATTTAAATTAGAATCTATAAGATCTCCATATTGTGATTGATTTGGTACATCTCCTGTTTCGAAATATCCTTTTAATGTTGTTCTATTTTGTTTTGCCATTTTATGCTATTTGATTTGATTCTCCTAATATTTGGTAACCTACTCCGGTTCCTATTTGATTTATGTTTGTTGTTACAGGTGCTCCCCTAACTTGTTCTCTTGTTAATGGTTGTCCTGTTGGTTCTACTATAAGTTCATTATTAAATACTACTCTAGATTTACTAAAGAATTTTTGTGGTTTTTTAACTAAATCTTTATTTAAACTATCTGGTATTAAATATCCTTGAATAGTTAAACTAAAATTAGTTTTAACAACTCTATTTTCTCCTTGTGCAACTTCTGTTGTATTACTATAAGTATCTATTCTTGCATTAAATTTAAATTTTTCTTTATCCCCCCAATATGAATCTGATGAATAATTTATCATTTCAATTAATTTATTCATTTGAGCTATATAATCTGTCCATATAATACAAGAATATTGTAGAGTGACATAATCAGGAATTACAACAGTATGGAATTCTTTTTGAGGAATTATATTTTGTAATACATTAAAGTTATCATATTGGTTTCTTTTGCTATATTTTTCTTGAAAAGTATAATATAATTGAGGATTATTAGCGTCTAATTTATTACCTAAATCTCTTCTTTTTTCAACACTATCTCTTTTAAACATTATGATAGGTGTTTGAAGTTTACCTTCTTTATCTCTAAAATATCCATCTTTTTGAACTCCTTTCCATCTTTCAGGAGAACCATATATTATGGGTACATTTGTTCTATTTCCATTTATTATAACAGAGGGTTTAATAACATTATTAAAGTAATACATTATTGCTTCATCATGATCTTGTAAACCAATTGAAACATCTTGTACTGTGTCATCTTTACGAGTTGTTATTCTACCTTTATTTATACTTGGTCTATTATCTGGATTAGGAAATTCTCTAACAGGAAATCCTTCAGCAAATCCTGAAGAAAGATTATCTCTTAAACGATCATATCCACTTGATGGAATGGGTCTTCTAGGGTCTATTCTTTTTCTATCTGCCATTTTATAATTTTCCTATTTTATTTGCTTTTCCTCCATCTAATTTAGTAGTAGTAGGATATTTTCCTTCTCTAAGAGGTATTAAATTTAGTTTTTCTACTCTAGAAATATGAGCATTAATTAAAACTGAAAAACTATCACCATGATCTGTTGTTTCTGTTGATATAGCATAATCAGGATCTCTACCCATTATTAATTGATTTTCTATTTTTGAATCTACTTCATAAAAATTATTTCTAAAAAGTAATATATCTCCTATATTAGGTACTAAATTTATGGTTTTTAGTTCATTTTTTAAAAATTTAAAACTAATGGATTGATTAACGTCAGAACCAAAATCATCGGATGCCCATGACTGGTCTAGTCTATCGATTAAACACGCGATTTTTATGGGTTCATAGTAATTTTTACCCATAGCTTCACCATAAACATTTGCTATTGTTTGTTCTAAAGCAAATTTATAATATGCAACTTCTGTTTGTATTATATCTTTTAGAAGTTCATTATTTATCGTATGGAATAAATTTATATCTCTATTTTTTCCAAATAATGCCATTATAATCTTCTTAAAGTTTCTAATTTATATTTAAATGATTTAACACCTGGTACTCTTAAATCTGTTTTAGACATATCAGATGTTTCTACATCTTGTTTTATTTTTTCTAAATCTTTTTTAGCATCTCCCCTTGTTATAAATTTAATTGATATTAAAGTAAATTCAACATTTGGTTTTTGTATATAATCTTCAGGAGTAATATTTCTTACAATAGTTATTTTTCTTATAGCTCTAATTTCATCTAATATATCTGTAATATTAAAACTATTATCTGTTAACATATAAGCTTCTACTTGATATGTGTTGAGTATCTCTGATAGTATGTTAGTTAATTTAATCATTAGCCTATATAAATAAACATTGGATCATTACCTGCTGATTCTTTTCTCTTATTTTTTTCAGAAGCTTCTCTTTCTAATACTTTTTCTTTACTAGTTAATTCTAAATCTAATCTCAATTTTTCTACTAATTCTGCTTTTTCAGCAACTGCTTCTGATAATAATCTAGAATGATCTAATGTTGTTTCTGCTCCTGGAATAGGTACTGTTTGGTATTTACCTCTGACACTTCCTAACATTTCTTTAGCTAAGGCTAATGTATATTTTCTAATCCATTGTTTACCTGGTTCATTTATAAAAGAATAAACAGGTGCTTCATATGGAGCATTAGATAAATCTGTTACTAAATCTGTTGGTTTTGCATTTCCTTCTGTATCTACATCTTGAGAACTAGCATTTCCTGTAGTTGAAGAAAATGAATTTTTATAATCATACCATAATGTATAATCAGAAGTAGGAATAGGCCATATTTTTAAATATCTTCCATTTTCTAACTCAAAATGATATGCTGATTTTCTAATTTGGTCATTAAATTCAATTGCTTGTAATTTTAAAACATCAAAATATAAAGGCATTAACATAAAATTTACACCTGGTGAATAATTACCAAATCCAAATGATTGCATTAATGATTGAATTCCTGTACCAGTACCTGCATAAGGATCAAAATATCTATTAATTGCTGCTGGAGCTTCATGATAAATTCTTGTTATAGTAATACTACCAGAGGTAGCAATATAATTACCAAGACTATCTTCTAAATGGGCTACTGTAGAATTTCCAGTAGCAGGATCATATAAATCATACCATTGTTGACCTTGTCTTATATCTATAGATCCTGAATATGTTCTACCACGAACCCCAGAAGTTCCTGCATTACCAATAGTTGCTGCACTACTTCCTATTCCATCTCCTGTAGTTGATCCATAATTTGAATCTATTACTATATTATTTAAAGCTGATCCTGTTGATGTTTTTATTAAAGAACCAAAATTATATATTATTGTAGCATTATATACTTGGGCTCCATATTCGTTTACAGCTTCTTCAAAACATGAATAAAGGTTTATATCTTGTAATTCAACATCTACTAAAGGATATCCTAATCTTTGAACACACCATTGTGCTACTCTATCAGAATCCTCTCTAAAGGCATCATCATAATCATAAAAACCAAAGGGAGTAGGATCAGATACTAATCCAAAAGATGAGGATCCGGGCCATATTGCAATTTCTGCCATTTTAATCTAGTTTAGTTGTTCTCATATAAATATGAAAAAACTATAGAAAAGGTTACATTCCGTTTAGTAATTCAAATACCTCATCTATTGCTATATGACGATGATTATCTAATAATACTCTTTTATAAACGTATTGAGAGTTATCAATTTTAGGTAAATCGACTATTGCTGAATAATTTTTATCTTTTAAATCAATTTGTTGGTTGTCTCCACAAAATATCATTGTTGAATTTTTTCCTAATCTACCTAATGCCATTCTAAATTGAGAACGAGTTAAATTTTGAAATTCATCAACTATTACAACTGCATTTTCAAATGTTCTACCTCTAAAATGTGCTAATGAACATAATTCAATTGATTCATCTTTTTCCATTTTTTCTAAAATAAGTGGTTTATTGTAAATTTTACGCATATTAGATTTAATGGGTACAATCCATGGTTCCATTTTTTCTTTTTCTGAACCCGGTAGAAAACCATTGTCTTCAGTTGACACTGTAGGTCTTGTTATTATGATTTTATCAATTTGTCTTTTAAAAAACATGTCTAATGCAACTTGACAAGCTAATAATGTTTTACCACTACCTGCTTTTCCTACAATAAAATTATATGGATGATGTAAAATTGCTTGTTTTGCTGATTTTTGTTCTTCTGAGAGAGAAAGTGAAAATCTAACCGTGCCCTTTGGAGGGGTCTTTTTAGAATTTTGTTTAGCCATTTATATAACGTTTGATAATACATATAAAAAAAAGAGCCGCTGTTGCGGCTCTTCTTAAAATAAAAATTTAATTTTTATACCCAAGCTACTTCTCCCTCACGATTAATTTCTATATCTTTAAGGTGAAGTTCATCTGCAGCTGCTGTATCAGATGAAGTGAAAAGATAAGGTACTACAGTATCACCACTATCAAATGTAAAAGCTGCTGCTCCTGCTGGTGCAGCTAATGTTCCTGCTCCTGCTACTGCATTGTTAACAAAAGAATATGTAACAGCTCCATCTTTAGCTAATGATATTCTTAGTCTCATGTTTTGACCATCAACTGGAACTTGAGTTACATCAGTAACAACACTAGTACCACTGTTATTAAGGTCAGTCATAGTTCTTACATCAGTATCAGTCATACATCCATATGCAGCAAAGTCAGTGTAAATACCATCATCTGCAGCTCCTGCATCTAAAATAGGTACGTGACCATCATTAAAGTCTTCTACTTTTCTAAATCCTATACCAACAGCATCAAAGTCAGTCCAGTCAGCAGTAAGGAATGTTGCATCAATGTATCCGTGATGAGTTCCAACAACGAATTTGTTACCAATTGATCCTAAAGGAGATCCTCCAAGAACTATTTCAAGACCTGTAGCTGCTGCTGATTCACAATCCATTTGGATATCATATCCTGCAACTGTAGTAGCTGTATCTGTAGCTGGAACTGCTCCATCTATTTGAGGAGTTTTTCCTGCTGCTGTGTATGCACCAATTGAACATGCTGATGCTGGATACATTTCACCATTAGGTCCTGGGAATATCATACCAAATCTGTCTTCTGTTGCTAATACTCCATCTCCTGAATTTCCAAGATTTTGTACTATTGGATATCCAGATGTAATATAATTCCATTTAAAAATTATATTTTTGTTGTTTTTTAATACCACACTATCAAGTATGTTATCAAAAGTTCTGTTCGTATTTTTTAAATACGATAAAGTGTGTTGTCCCATTTTTTTTATTTTTTATGAGATTATGAGGATACAACTATAGTGGTCAACCCATAGAGGCTATTTTCCCCGTTTTTAATATTGTTTAACAATACCGACCAATTATTGTTTACATATATAAATATAAAAAAAGAGCCGCTAATGCGGCTCTCTTTAAGTTTAGTTATAAACTAACTCTTACATATCGTTCAAGTCAGAAATATATACTTTACCGTAGAAATCTGGACGTACCATTTTCTTAGCGTAT